CCTTATGCTCTACAAATGTTTGAATTGTACCATTTGCTGCATACTGAATCAACTCCCAAGGAGTATATCTACCAATCAATTCATCTCCTGCATTATCAGTCAATGCTTGGTTCTGTAATAATCCAAGACCTTCAGTTGCCTTTAATGAAATTATATGCTTTTGGTCTTGCCAACTCTCTTGGTAATCATCTTGAAGTAAATATCCATACCAATAATATTGTACTGCACTTAAAAACTCAAATGCTACATAACAATATGTATCTGCATTGCTAAGAAAATCATCTATTGATACACCTGCCTGGCTTATAAAATTTATAGAAGCTTGTTGAGGCCTTAGTGGTTTGTAAATATCTTCATCGCTATTGAACTCTTGAAGTACAAATGGATTTAATGCTGGGTCAAGATTTATAACACTACCGCTATACCCATCAATATACAAGTCAACCTTGCAAGTATCATCCTGCAATGTCTTAAAAGTAATTCTATATTTTAATCCGTATGCCATTATCCAACCCTTGATATTTGTGCGTTAGTCCTATTTATTGCTCCCACTAAGTCTGTTCCTCTTAAAACTAAATCAATTTTTTGACCCCCTACTCTTTCAGATAAAGGTCTAACTCCTCCAATCTTTGCATTATTTCTAAATGCTGGAATTATATTCCCAATTACTGAAAGTAAATCACCACCACCTGATACAATTCCACCTGCAATTGGCCCTGCAAAAATACTTCCTAAAAGTTCTACTATTTTTGATGCTGCAATTTGTGCTACAATTTTAGCAATGTTTGCTTTTATATTTTTTGCAAATTCATCAAATGTGAACTTACCAGTATTGATAAAGTTCTCAAATGATTCTGCAATAGGATTAAAAAATACACCATCAATTAATTCTTTAGCAATTGCAAATTCTGCTGCAATAGCTTGCGTATCTAAGAACTTTTGATTTTTAATTATTTTAGCTTCACCAGAAATTATTTTTGGTACAAGTTCAGTTGCTTTTTCCTTAGATGTTTCTTTTCTATATTTTACCCTTGCTGCAATTAATTTATCAATAGATTTAACTTGTAAATTCGTTTGACCTATTACATATCTTGAAAATGCTTGTATTGGCCCTAATGCATTACTTTCCCCAGTTATATTAGAATAAAATTCTCTTTCCTTTGCTTGTTTTTTTGTACTATCCGTTAATTTTCTTGTCTGTAAATCTATTTCTGCAATACCTTTTATTGTAGGATCAAGTAAATTAAGATAAGATTCTGCAACTTTATTTAACTTTTCTTGCTCTATTTTATTTTTTTTAATACTTTCTTTAGTATTATTAATTGCAATAATTGCTTGTTGGCTTGCAGTTCTTCCTGCACCAATTATAACTTCGCCTTCTTTTTTAACTTTATTATATGCAGCTTGTCCGCTTGTTAAATCTTTTTGTAGTTTCTTTTCTTCAATCTGAAGTACAGCTAACTTCTCTGCATTAGAAGTTAAAATATTTGAAATAGCTGCCTCTTGTGCTTTAAGAATTAATAATTTTTGAATTGCTTTTGCGTTTGCATTAATTATTTTTACTGATTCAGCAGTAGATATATTTTCTAATTTAATACCAGCTACAACTGCTGGACTAATTTTATTTAGTTCAACATAAGCAGCTTGTCTATCCTTTAATGGTTTGGATAAGTCAGTAAGAACTTTTGTAAGAATAGTTATTTCTGCACTTTCTGTTGCAGATAAACCAATCCCTTTTGCTAATTCTTTATTATATTCCCCTTGTGCAACTGCTAAAAGATTTGTTTTTCCAAATAAAGCATCAATAGCATTACCAAGTCCGCCATACTTCATTGTCAATGTTGTCACAATAGCAGTAACGGCACTAAATGCAAGAAAAATACCAGCAGGCCCCATCAATGAACCTTTCAATTGCGACAATACAGAAGCACCATTTTTTGCTTCCATGTTCATCTGACCAAAACCTTGTATAATACCTGGTAGGTTATTCTGAATACCTATAAATCCAAATGGTAAATCTTGGAGTGTAAGAGATAAAGCAGTTAATGAGTTTTGAGATGCTTTACCAAATGATTTAACTGAATCACCCATTTGATCAGTTGCAGCCTTTGTTGATGTAGAAGTCCTTCTTGTAACTTTTTCAAGTTCTTGAAAGTTTTGCTTTACAGTATATACAAACTTTGTTATATTCTGTGTAGCCGATTGTACATCTGCATCTATAACTATATTTAAACTCATTTCCCTAAACGTTTAAAGATTTCTCTCATCTCATCCTCACTCATCACATTGTCACTTTGCTCATCCCCTGGCAATTCCCACAAAGCCTCTGGTGTTTTAGGTGCGGTCTTTGGGTCACCCATTAACCGCACCATTGTAAACATCAAAAGTCTTGTTTGCTTATATGCATCTACCTTCCTGCTTTCGCTTCCCCTTATCATCAAAGAAAACTCCCTTGGACTTATTGAATAGAAATCATTTGGTAGTAAACATAAATCACCAAACGCAAATGCTTCTATTTCTTCCCACGAGTAATCTTTTTTTTTGCTTCGGGTTTCTTCTCTTCTTCTTTCTGCTTTAAGAACTCATTTTGGCTCCAAACTTGTATGACTGACTTTATATCATCCAATACTTGTTCGTTGGTTAAATTAGCCTCTATGAAGTCCACAAAGAACTCAAAGCTATGCTCAATCTCCACATCCTTTATCAAACAATTGTTGTAATAACCACTATACAAAATATGAGCAATCCCAATCTCGTTTAGCTCATTATTTGAATAGGCTTTACCTTCTACAAATTTATCTGAAAGGTATCTGAAAGATGCCATTCCAAATTTTAGTCCAAGTTTAGTATCGTTAATAGTAATAGTAGTATAATTCATAATTAGGCAGTTACATCAACAATTCCGGTAGAAGTTACAGTACCAGAGAAATTGATAAATTCAGTAGTAGATTGGTTAAGAGTAAGAGAAGTGATATATCCAAGAAACTGATGGTAGTAAGCAGCACCAGCACTTGAACCACTAACAACAGGGTTTTGAACCCTTACTGCAACTGCTGTTTTTGCAACCATAGCAGCAAGCAAATCTTCATAAGAGATTTGTGATACGCTTGGAGAAACTTCACAAATTGCATCAAAGTCAACACCCATTGTTGCATCAGCAACTGATGTCAAAGGCCCACAATTTGTTTGCTCTGTGGTGGAATCAACAGTTGTATTAACTGAAGATGTACGCAGACAAACGAGATTCTTGTATGATGAGCCACCAGCTACATCAATCTCTACGTTCTGCAATGATCCTAAAATCTGTCCCATTTTATTCTATTTTTGAATTATTGAATTGTTGATAATAAGTATTTTTCTATTGATGAAGTTGTTTCCTTCTTGCATCGTTAAGTATCTTGATGATGTTCTTGCTGTGGCATATATCTGAAATTCAGCATCGCCCATATCTTTCACACCAGTAGTAGGTATTAACAAAGTTAAGATTTGGTCAGCAATATCATCAATTATTGCATTATTTCTTGTCATATATTGTTCGCTAAATATATCAATTACCACATCCGCACCAGATACGAACAATTGATTGTTGTTGTCAGCCGTTTCAGTTATATCACCAATAATGACATAATTCTCTGGAACTGTTGAAAATGAATCATTCCCATAAACAGGAACATTCCTACCATTATAGGAAATATTGCCATTTAGTATTGACAAGTATTGAGTTCTTATATTATTGCTACAATCTTTCATCCTTATCTAACACTTGTTTAATGTTGTTTTGTAAAGTTACTAAACCAGGCATTACGCTTGGATATAAATATGCATTACATGGTATTCTTCCCTTTCCAGTTTTATAGTATTCTCTTGCCAATTTCTGCCATGATGGTTCTTTACCAGGGTATTCTGCAAAATATTTACCCGTTCCGAACTCAATATAAGCAGCCATTGGATCGTTGCCATAACCAGCAGCAATTTCATACACAAAAGGTCTAACCTTGGTTGACCTAATTGATGCCCTTATGTCTGGATTGTCAGCACTAAATATACCTTTTGATACGGTTACCATCATCTCAGTTCCGGCAGCCATTTCCATATCAACCTCTTGTAGCCTATCATCAGCAGCAGCTTTTAATGCAGCTATTGTTTGCCTCAATCCTTTAATATCTATATTTAATGCTCCTGCCATCTATATAACAACTTTCTTATATTGATGATAGTTAAGTCCATCCCAATTCGGAAACTCCTTCAGCATACCAGCCTTCGCATCCCCTTGGAACTTCTTACCCCTATTCTCATAAGACCATGCGGTCAAAGTAAGAATGTCAGTAGCCAAGTCCTCTGGGATTGAACTAAATCCACATTGGTACTTTATGACATAAATACCAGGTGTATATAACCAAATCTTACCGCCAATTACCTCATACTCATCATTCTTAACCAAAGTATCGTAAGTATTAATACCTGACTTCATCTTCACCTCATCAATGCAAATCAATGGCCCATAAGGAACATCAAGAATCCAGAAGCCTTGGCTCTGTGGTGTAAGTTCTACATTTATCCTTACTGACTTGTTAACCAATGAACAACCGGTCAGCTTCTCAATGTGTACCCTCGCACCATTTACCAATGACTGAATAAGGTCATCATCGGTATCATAATTCGTAATACGAAGCCAATTCTTCGCATCAGTCAAGCTGACTGGCTCAACAACAGTATCAGCTAATATTGTTATTCCGTCTATATATGTCATCTTTAATTATATTTATTAACACTTTCTCTGAACCAGGATTCAAACTCATCAAGCGTTTTTCTTGTGTCAAACTCTCTTGATCTCGCTTTGGCTTTTCTTGAGGCCCATGAATAGGCTTTTTTGTCATCCAACTTTGTAATCGCTTCAACCCAGTCTTTAACATTGTTCCTATCTTTAATGTAAATCCCTGCCTTATCACAATTCTCTTTCAACCCAGGTGTATCAGTACAAATTACCGGAATACCACTACACATCGCCTCTGTTGCTGTCCTTCCCCAACTCTCATACTTTGATGGCATGAGCAGTATCCTTGTTTTAGCGTACCATTGCTTAATATTAGGCGAATTAGGCACATAAGTTACATTTGGTAGGCTTTGAGTTATTTGTTCATCGTATGATCCCAAAACGCCTAAAAATGACTTGTATGGCATCGCCCTTGCAATCTCGCCAAATATCTTACCGCCTTTGTTTTCGTTTAAGTTTATTAAAGTGATATATTCCGACTTCTCAGGCTCATTCTCCAAATCATAGTAATTGTAGTCAACTGGCGGAGTCACTATAAAATTACTAAATTTATAATTCAAAAGTTCTTTTAACCATAAAGAATTGTATATTATGTGCTGTTTTTTCTCCGCATCAATAATCTCTGGGTATGGATGACTATTGTGGATAAGATGAAAAACAGGCTTTTTATACATCTTTGCTGTATGAATTGTCCACCTTGTGTAGTCCAAATGCGTAAAAATAGCATGACCCCACCTAAATAGACCCTCTATCACAGTTGGCGTTGGAGGAAAAACATCAATGCCATCAAATACATAATTGTTCCTAATCTTGTACCGGTTGGCATCGTGCAAAAGTATCCTCACATGATGACCTTTAGATTGTAGGTCTTTTAGCATCCAATGTATCATCATCTCTGCACCGCAAACATGAGTAGGAGGATATAAGTGAATAGAAGCTACAATGTTCATAGTTAAATTAGTTTAGCTGCCGAATCATCAAATATTCTTGTATAATCGGCAAAGTGATTCCATAAATCGCTTTGATGTGGTCTCTGCCACGCAATCATAGGTTTAATAATATAGGTGTTTCCTCTTGGGTGTATAAATGTCTTTAACCAATCATCAAACATTATGTTTGTGTCAGTATATCCTTTGCATAACTCTTTTGGGTTATTGTACATCACAGCGTGTGTTGTCCATGCCCCAAATGTCTTGTAAAGATTCTCACTATACTTCTCAATAGGAGCAATCAAATTTGCCCCAAGGTAACACAATTCCCAATCACTTGGTAATTGAGATACAGCCTCCTCAAAGTGAGTAAAATCCCTTATTTCAACATCATCTTCAAAGAGCAATAGTACACCATTTGTACTATTCATTATCTTTTGCATTGATAGGTTGAAAGATGTCTTTGCGTTTTCATGTGGAACAGCATAAACAACCTCACCACTCAATGAGTTTCGATGCATCTCTTTCAATGCACCATAAAGCATTTTTGAGTTATTAGTAGATAGTATTTTTACTTCCATAGTCCAAAGTTAAAAAAAAGGGGCGATAAGAATACCGCCCCCCAAAATATACACTTTAAAAAAACAACCTACTTAGATAGCACCGTAAACTGCTGCGGTTGGTTGGAACTGAAGGAGTTCACAACGAGCCTCGCAACGGAATGTCAAGAGATTCTTGATAAAGTCATCTTGATCAAACTCTGTGCTACGAACATTCAAACCAGATTGTTGTGCAATTGCATACTTGGTAGTATCCATTACATACATCTTAGAAGCTGTAACCAAAGAATGAGGGATAACAGGGATACCAACGATTCTTACATTACCATTGTTGTCGATAACCATTCCACCAGGTACTGAGTAATCAGAAGGCTTGGTTTTCAACAGACCAGCCCAACCAGCGTGTGTAGTCAAGGCAAGGTTTGGAGTCCAGTTCAAAGCACCCAACTGAGCAACATAATCAATGAACTTCTCGGCTGTGTTAGCACCAGAAGAAACACCAGCAGTTGCAGAAGATGCAATAGCATTCAGATAATAAGTATCTTCTGCCTTTTGGAAATCTTCAATCAAAGACTGCTGAAGGTATGCTTGCAAGAATGGCAAGTCATCAATCATCTGACGGCTAACTTTAGCGTAACCAGCGATGAAAGACAAAGCTGTGTTTACAACTGTTACATCGTAATCAACTTGAGGCTTATCAGAACCTTCAGTTTGCTTACCGAAAGAACCTTCACCTACTGGAGTGTTACCACGAGGGAAAGATACAGAACCGGTAGAAACAGGGATGATGTTGAATACAGAACGCAAGTGAGGGTTAACATAAGACCTCATGTAAGCGTTGTCAACATAAGAGGTATAAACAGAACCAGTCAGGTTAGTACCGATGGTCATTGTTTGTACAGCCTTAGCATCCATCTCATAGATGAAACCTTTACCATTTCCACGAGCAGCAGATTTGATATCGCTCCAACCTTTCTCAATTGCAGAACCAATCTCGTTCTTAATGTTCATGATATGCTCACCATAAGAAGTTGCAACTTTTGCACTTTCTTTAGCTTGCAATTTGCCAAAAGATGCTTTAGCCTCAAGAACTTCGTTCCTTGCTTCATCAGCAGTCTTGTTAGCCTTAACCAATTGCTCATTGATTTGCTCGATCCTTGATTCGAAAGCCTTTGCAGCCTTCTCGGTGTTGGCAGCAACTTCTGCCTTCTGCTCAGCCAATTTGGCTTCAAGAGCAGATTCAAACTTTTTTAAATCTTCCATTTTACTTTAATTTAGAATTTGTTCAAAATTGATATTAGTGATTGCTCAAGCTCCTCGTTATTCTTTTGCTGCACAGGTGTATTTTCAACTGCCTGTGTGCTACTCGCCTTTTCAATCGCTTGCGCCAATTGCCTAACTTTAATTAGGCATAGTTCAATTGTCTCATCAGTCACATCGCTGTTTCTGATAAACTTCTCAAATGTCTTAATTTGTTCTTGTATCTTAGTACATTCATCCAAACTTTTTATCCCCAAAATTGGTGTATATTCATTTGCACCCCAAGCGGTAAGGCTTGAACCCTCAAAAAGCATAACCTCGTGTATCTCGTTTGCCTCTGCTGCCTTCTGCTCTCTAAGTATCCTAAATCCTATTGAATGCTCACCAATTAGACCACTCTCAACCATTTTGATAAAGTCTTGACCAAGCCTATGTGTTCCAACTTGTGAACGATAGAAAAGACCATATCCATCTTCTTTCAACTCAATGATCTTACCGAGTGGTTGGCTTGGGTCATGGTTCAACAAATGCTTTACCCTTCCTTTTGCCTCTGGCCCCCAATCTTGGATTGAACGCTTGAATGCGCCTGGCATCATTATATCTCCATCGCTGTCAACCATTCCGAATGCAGAAAAATAACCGCTTACTTCGCCCTTCTTTGAGTCAACATCTTTTACGTTAGCCTCAAATGATTTGTAATTGTATATCATACTTTTTTTATTGTCAATTTGATTTAATTTTCTAATTGCCCACTCAATGCCTGCATCTCCACCCCATGCATCCCACATGATGCCACCACAACCCTCTGAGTATGGTACATCCTTGTTCTGCTGATGCCTTTTGAAAGATGCCATCCTCGCGATTGTATCTCTGCTTATTTTCTCTCTGTTCGCCAATTGGTTTGCTCTTGTCCAACCTACTGGTGTACCACAATCACTACCATTCTCCTCTTTATACTTCAAAGCTCTTTTTGCATTGTTGGTTGCTGCTTCTGGGTAGTCGTTGTAGGTTTCTTCTTTAGTGTCTTCTGGATGCTGAGCCAAGTAAGCCACATAAGCCTCTCTTGCTGACTCTTGAGTGGTGTACATACACTCACCTTCTCCAATCCTATATCTGCCATTTTCGCATCTGTTTATCGGCATTGTTACTGTTTTATAATTAATCTACCATTGGCATCCCTCTTTGGAATGAATCCAACGGTACACCTACAATTTATAGTAAATCCTTTAGGACTCTTTGGGTCTCCAGGTATCTCAGCGATAACCGGTCTGCCAAGTTTATCCCTACTGGTGAAGTTCTCATTAAATGCAACCACTTGCCCATCCATATCCCAATGATCGTAATAATCTTTTGGAATCCTTCTCGTTCTGCTATCCCTTGTCGCAATCCAAATCTTGTCAACCACAAAGTCATGCTTGCTCGCGCCAACAAAAGCAGCATAGTTACTTGCCCTCATCACCTCAGTCCTAGCTATCCTTGTTGCCCTCATCTTGGCATAACCAAGCTCCTCATCCTCCATTATCATCTCAGCAATCTGGTCACTACTCAACCCTTGAGCAATACCAAGTGAGATGATAGTATCAATTTTAACTTTAGTAGTATTGGTCATGTTGGCAACCAATTGCAATCCAAATTTAGTTAAAAAAGCAAGCATCTCATTAATCCAATCTAAATTTAAACCAAAAGGATTGCTTGCCTTTCTGCTCATTATCCCTACCGCCCTATAACTCGCATTGCCAAATAATATTGCAGCCTCTTTATACAATTGCTGCATAATAGTAAACATCTCCTCGTTCCACACATAAGTACCCATCATGCTCCTTGTAGCCTCTGGGCCGTTCTTCTTCAACATGACAATAAACTTCTTCAAGTCCTTGTCAATCGCGTTTGCAAAAAGAGCAATGTACTTGGCATCAAGTTGGTTTCTCAACCTCTCCACTTTCAACCAATATTGCTCTCGCTGCTTCGCGTTCATCTTCGAGTCTTTTTTTATGCCACAACCGAAGTCGTGTCATCATCATTTGTTCAGTTCGGCATTTCCTCTCCGACACCGTCTTGGGATGCAGAATCATCACCATTGACCATATTGTCTGATCCGAAGTCGTTGCCGTTATTTGTTCCATCAGGTACAGTTAAATCCATTCCTACTTGGTCAAGCCTTACGAGTCCACCATTCACATAAGCATAGTCAAATTCGCCTTCTCTCTCAGAGTAGTTCATCGCTACGCGCTTCTCATCAAATGTCAACCAGTTTGCATCACGAAGTGAGCGAGTCATCCTCTCCATGTCTTGTTGCATCTCTGGAAGTGCTGTGATGTCAAAGTCAATGTACAAGTCCTCTCCGTACATTGGCACTAACCATTTGTTCAACTCATCCCTCAACTGACACAACTTTGGTACAATTGTATTGGTAACAAGGTCACGCATTGCGTTCTGGTAGTTGTTGTAGCTTGATGTATCAGTATCAAACAACACAGCAGGCAAACCAAACACCCTACACCATTGGTGCATTGACATCTGCATTGTCTTAACGAGTTCCATGTCAACACTACTCAAACCAAAGTTTAAGTAATCCCAAGGTGTTTGCAACACATCAATCCTACCTTTGTTTTGTGTCCCATTCACATCATCGTTTAGTTTCCTCTTGATAATGTTGGCTTGCTCAAGTGATGGCTGCGCTGAGATTGAACCCACAACTTTAGGAGTTAATGCTCCCTTTGCTCCACCATTGAACGCCATCATCGCAGATGCATCAGCAGCAGCATTGCTCATGCGCAGAGTCTTATAAGATGCGCGAAGTGGTGACAAACCGCGAAGGTGAGTCCTTGTGCTTGCATTGAAGTCTGGATTCCATGTTTTCCATTGACATACTCTGTTCTTCTCTATGTCAATACCTTGGTCAACCATTAGTTTATACCCAAGGATGCCATACAGGTCATTTGGGTCAGGGTAAATGTCAAGGAACTGCGTTGGCAGAACGAACATCTCCAATACCTTATTGCCCGAGATTCCGGTGTTGCCATAAATGTTACCCTCACCGCTTAAGAAATGATAACCAATTAGGTTCTCAAGAAATTGATCCTGCGCTTGAGATGGGTTAGGTCTTTCCAAGAGTTTGGCTAGTGGGCCATCCATCACAATATTCTCAGAGTAAGCGTTCTTCCTTGCAAGGATTGCTTGCTCATATGCACCTTGACCAGCTTGCAACCCACGAGAGAGTTGCTTGTAACGCATGAGTGATGTCCTGGCTTTTTCGCCACCATTTAAGCGATACACATACCAAGGAATGCTCGCCGACTTTCGTGCAAGAAAGCTGACAATGGCATACACATCAGCATTGCCGAGGTAGCCATCTTTCACATAAGACTCTTGATTGTAGGTTTGTAAAACAGAATAATTTATACCTTGAAACGAAGGAGGAACGTTTTGGTTCGGATTCAACCCCTTCTTCTTAAAAATATCAAATAGACCCATTTTTATTTATATTGCCCCCCAAGTTATCTTAGGGATTGTTAACTTACTAAAAATGCTATAACGCAAGGCATCAAGTATGTGGTCACCAAACTTTACAGGTGAATCAAGTTTATTGCCATTTCTATCAGTTTTCCACCGATAATTTTTCAATTCCTTTAGTAAATTTACACTATCTTGCTGAATAAACAAGGGAGTGCCTTTTATAGTCCTAATTCCCTCCGTCACATCTTTGTTTGCGTGCTTGGCATTAAATCCATTTCTCACCAACTCCTCAATGGTTTTTGGCTCTGCTGCATCGCAAAATATCTCATCGTTGGGGTCAATATTAAGAACCTTTAGCCTATCTACCAAATCATTTGTGGTCAACCTTGTTTCGTAGAGTAATTCCTGGGCATATGCAGCACCCTCAACGAACATCACCTTAACCAATGCACTAGGCACGTTAAAACCAAAGTCCAAGCCATACACTACCTCTCCATCTTCTGGCATCTCGGCTGTTGTCTTGTAGTGAGTGTATATCAAGTCCTGACTCAATCCACGTTCACCAAGTCCGTAAATTTGCCAGTAGTTAGGGTCAGCATCCTTCAAACGTTCCAATTCGTCAACCAGTTCTTTTGGGAGGAAGGGGTTGTCGCGGAAGGTTGTGATGTTGAAGTCGGCATCATCCCTTGGTATCACAGAGTCATAAATCCAACTCGCCACATCAGAAGGGTTATAGTCAATCACTATCTTACCCTCAGTACGCATGATCAACTGCATCCAAGCCTCGTAACTTAGTTCATTTGCCTCATTGCAGAATAAGTACGTTCTTGCCCTACCCCTAATCTTTTGAGGTTGGTCGGCACTCACAAACTCAATCGTATTACCATTAAGACTGTAAATCTGCTCAGTCTTGTTGTGGTTGTCCTCTGAGTAAATGTTCAACTTAGTAAGTATGTCCACAAAGTCTCTGAGAACAGAACCTTTTATAGATGGAAGTGATTGACGGACAATAGTGAGAGTCTTGTTGTTTTCTTGAAGGAGTTTTACAATGAACCAAATAAGAATGTTGTAAGTCTTACCAGAACGTGATCCTCCTTGCATGACTGAGATACGTTTATCACTTTCATTGAGGATTTCGTAGATTTTGTTAGTTTGGAGAGTGGCGTTCATTGTATTAGTTTAATTGTGGGTCATAGTTGGGTCAACCAAAGGTAAGTTTAAAAAATAAAAAAAAATTTGTTTTGCGATTTGCGATTTGAAAAGTATTGGTGGAAAGGGGGTCATCGTATATATAAGATTTATAAAGGTTGGTTTGGGTGTTGTCAGAAATTTGTCTTTATATGGCCCTGGCCCAAAAAAAAATCCTTTAAGTCCCCCCCATCGTATGGCGGCCCACCCCGTCAACCATATGTAAAATAGGTTAAAAGTCGGTGAGTATATAACTAATATTATGTTAAGTAGAGCGATAAATACTTATATATCAATATACTATACATATATATAGTTATAATATATAGTTATTCTGCCGTCTTGTCATCTATTTGTACTGTTCTATTGTCTTGCAGCAATATGTTAGGCTTTATTATCTCAATGGCGATCTGGTTTAAATTACCCTCGATCTTTGACTCTATCTTTTGTGTGGGTAAGCCTATATAATACCCTGCGAATAGCTGTAAAGCCTTTATATCGCCCTCACATATCTTTTCATGCAGTTTGGTAAAAAAGTCTGATGCCATTGGATAAAGTTTGGCCATTAGTTCATCCTCTTTCAATTTAGACTTTCGGCCAGCGTTCGCCCTGGCTCCGCCCCATTTACGTTTTTCAATTAGTTTATCTAGTTTGTCGTCTGTCATTAGTTGAATTTATCTTGAATTAACTCAGATGCGATTTTGTTAATTTTCAGTCTTTTGCAACATTGTTGCATTTTTCTTTTTGCTGTATTATTTCCATATTATGGGTAAATCCTTTCGGATCGTCAACCTTTTCAAATATCTTGAACTTAATCCAATCGCCAGGTTGATCATTTATGTACTGAACAAAGTCAGCTTTGAATATATTCAAGTATAAACCGTTTTCAGCCTTTTTAATATAGAAACCCTTTCTTTTCATGTAAGTAAAATTAAATACATTTTACATAAAGTATTGATATTTATTTATTTATATATAATTGAAATAAATTTATAAAAATAATGTTATAAAAATGTTGTAATATTGATATTAATAACATATCTTTGATATATCAATTCAAACAAATAAAAACAAATAAAAATGAAAGCAATCATCTTGATCTCAGCAATTTTCGCCGGCATTATTCTTTTTAATCTTTCTGCCTGGAATATCATTTAATCAATAACACTACAAAAAACAACATCATGCAACAAACAAAAACAGCAATCGCCCCAAGTTACAAAGCAGTAAAGAATTTACTTTCTGAGGGTTCAACAAACAGTAAAACAGCAAAAAACGAAATTCAAACCTACATTCTTTATCTCGCACCTTCTGACATTATAGGCACGCACAACCTTTGTCCCATGGCTTCAGACGGCTGTAAAAAAGCCTGTTTATATTCAGCCGGTCGCGGTCGTTTCAGCAATGTACAATTGTCGCGCATAAATAAGGCTAAATTTTGGGCATATAATAGGCAAGCTTTTTACATTCAGCTTGCAAATGAAATCCTGCGCATACATGATAAAAGTAATTTTGAGAAAGTAGCAATACGTTTAAACGGCACGTCTGATATTGATCATTTAGACTTATTAAAAAGGTATACCGGTATTGATTTTCTTGACGGTTTCTATTCAAATTTACTTTTTTACGATTACACTAAAAATATTAATGTTTTCAAACGTTATTTCGGTACTAATTATAAGTTAACATTCAGTAAGTCTGAAAGCAATTTCGATGAATGCCTAGAGGTCATAAGCATGGGCGGTAACATTGCTGCAGTATTCGCAGCTGAGCTACCTGATACATATGGCGGAATTCCTGTCATTAATGGTGATGAGTCAGATTTGAGGTACTTTGATCCTTCCGGCGTAATTGTGGGCCTCAAGGCTAAAGGTGACGCAAAAAAAGATCAATCTGGTTTTGTAATCAATAAATATTAATACAATGAAAATAGATAAATCACTTTTGCGCCTAATTATCGCGCTAATTATCGCCGGCTTAATTATTGGACAGCTACAGGATCAATACAGCTTATAAAATTTACAAACATGAATATATATTTTGATGAATATAAAAAAGCTATGGAATATGCTTTTATTTTAACTAAAATTGATAAGGGTTTAATTATGTTTCATGGTTATTATTACACTGAAATTGGACAAGCTCCTTGCCTTATCATTGAGGATGAAAATTTAAATATAGTTAATCGTTTGTTTTACGATACTTATTTATATGAAATTCAGCCTGTACAGGCAAGGGGTTAACTGATGAGGCCATAAGGCCGAAACAATTAAAGGGCATTAAACTGCTCTTTTTTTGTATTAACCTAAATAGATATTATGGAAAATTACGAAAACCTTTATAATTGGATTAACGCCAATTATTCAGCCCTTCAAATATCTTATATCAATTACCACAATAGAGATAATATAAATTTTACGCTTTACTGTATTGCTATGTATGTCAAGCATCAAAGCCTTTTTTCATAATATCAACTGTACAGCCTAAACATTTTATTTTATCTATTATTTGGTCGCTTTCCAATTCACATGGGATGGCAACCATTACCATTGTAGGTATTAAATACTTTTCTTTTATGCATGAATTTACTTGTTCTATAAAATTACAAGTCATTTCATCATTAATACTAATCATGTCCTTAACCTTATTAATTCCATGAATTACCGTAGTATGGTCGCTCCCAAAAAATTGCCCTATTTCAGTCAATTTTAGCCCCATTGTTTCCCTGGCAATATAATAGTAAGCATGACGGCATAAAACCAAGCCACGCGCCCGATTTTGCCCTCTAATTTCATCCTCAGGTACACCACTAACAAAACTTACAACAGACAACAAATTTTCCTTAGTTAACATATTTATTTTTTAAAATGTATAATATAGTACCTTGTATTGCCAAGTACCCTTTCTTTTATCTTTTATTGACCTTTTATTATCAAAGAGAATATATCTAATTAAGTAACCATGTATATACCAAAAACCCCAAAAACTCCCAACTGCCAAAAACCCCAAAAACTCCCAACCTTATGGTTGACAAAAACTCCCCAAAAACCCCCAACAAAAACTTCTGTGAACGCAGTGAACAGAACACCCGGTTACGCGATTACGCGATATTTTCATCTTTCCTTTCTTTTCTATATATATAGAAATCCAAAAAAAAAACAAACATACCCTAAAAAATAGAAAAAATCGTGTAAATCGCGTATCCGCATTGATTCTCAACCACTTAGCTATCGAAAATCGCGTACCAATCGCGTACCAATGACGTTACCGACCAAAAATCGCGTACCCAATTTATATGTCATATTAAAATAAATCATCATGTGTTACTTTTCCTTTATTAAAGTTATACATCTTTTTACCTCCAGCACTTTTTTCTCGCTTATTTAGGTACGCGATATTTAAAATGGAACACGATTCTTCAATTCCTTTGGTAAACCTTTTTACGCTATAATCCTTCTTATCAAAACCACTCATTGTCATAAAATCATTATATAATTGCTCTAGTTTTATCCACCCAACTTCCTCCTCCAAAATCCCCAAAAAGTACTCCAAAAACTCCTCTCCAAACTGCACTCTGATCTGCTTGCGTTTAATCTTATCACTTGACTTAACCTCCAAAACCCCAAACTCAAGGTATCCCTGTACGCAATCAAACATCAAATTATAGAAACGGTTCCACTCATCATGATCCCAATCCAGGAACATTTTGTGACCAAATTCATCCTCTGGCGTATGATTAGGCCCAAAATAACCGCTAAACTCCAATACCTTCTGCCTCCTTTTCGCGTGGTTACCTGAATTTGGTATGGTGTAGTTAGTGGTGAACATAACCTTCGGAGAGTCCGAGTAAGGTATAAACAACTCATCCTTGTTCTTCTTCTCTACGGTGATCCCTTCAGTAATAATCGAGTAAAAACCCTCAAAATCAACATTCCTCCGCGTATCCTCAATAGCAAGTATCCTTGTATCAAGGTCGACCCTTTGAAATGCAAACGACTTGTCAAATTTGAAGTTCTTACCATCAACCCTTACGATATTCAGCAAATATCCAAGAGCCTTAACAAATATTCCTTTACCTGTGCCTCCTCCATTGGCTTCTTTCTCTGTTTCTTCGGCAAGGATTACCGAAAATGGGCGAGATGGGTCTTTATAATTGTGCAATAAATAGCCTATCAAACCCAAAGCATAGATGTACCTATCCTTATCCGAGTCACTAATCTTCTCAATAAACCTAAAATATTCTATTTTCTCAGGTTCAATATCCCTATCTATAACTATAAAATGGTCAATTACTTGCGACTTCCAGACTACTTTTCCCAACTCGCCATAGCTTTTCAGTTCAATCCGGTCTTTCCCAACAACAACTACCCCATTTTTGAACGGAAAAAAACCCTCACTTTTGGTATCCTTTAGAAACGACAACTCTGCCCTTTCAAAAAACTCAAAAAAAGCATCGCTAAACAGCACAGTCGCCCCCTTGTAAATCAACTCAAGTAAATCTTGAGGTGTTACTCCTCCATCAAACGAGTCAGGTAATTTGTCCACATAATCCTTGATAAATCTTTTAATCTGCTCAGTTGATGCCTCCTCTACAAATCCATCCTTTACCCTAACCAACCTATAAATGGTCGACCCCGAATCATAGAAGTATAGCCTAAACCCTCCAACTGTGGTCAAAAATACTTGCAACTTATACCTGTTGACGCTTGCCTTTCCTTTATCATCAACATCCCAGAACGTGCAAATCTCATCTCCCCAACGAGCATCCAGTTCATCTACCATCAATTCTGCATCTTGAAGCGTTTTATTGTGCTTTTTAACTAAAATCGTAATCAAATCATCCTTCGATGCCCCATCATTTTTCTTTGAAAACAATTCCCTTTCTACCCTATCACCGAAGGATGTTTTTTTTTCTCCGTATCCTTGGTCAAGCAACTGCCGAGCAGCCTGCTTGAAATCTCCCCCACATTCCAAAATGGCAAACACAGCAGCCAATTTGTACCCTTTTTGAACGGTAAAAGGTGTGTTTACACTAAATACACTAAAAAGTCCAAGTCCTTTGTTCCATGATCCACTATGCTCAGCATTTGAACCAGGTCTCAAGAAATAAATCCGTTCGCTGTTCTCTTTCCGAACAATCCAACCATTGCGAGTCATCAGTTCAACAATATCTCCTCTCCTATTGTAGTCATCAAATGGCGATACCCCATAATCCTTGGTTGACAACCTTTGGT